TTTTCTGCTTTTTTGAAAATATTGGTAGTGTGGATGAAACTTTTGTTAAAGAAGGCACAAATACACTCCTCGGTAATACACTTGCTGCGCCAGGGGCTAAAGGGATTATTTATAAAAATAGCTCAACTCAGTGGTCAATTGCTGGCGGTACTAAATTAGAGGCTATATCAAGAAGAAAAGACATAGAAAGCCCTACTGTCAATGTCCCTTACGATGTTGTACCAAGCCTAGAAAATAACTTTACAGTTACACAAATTACCGTAACGCTTGGAGCGGGTAGCTGCACAATTGCGCCATTTAAGAAGGTTGGAGGTGCTGGAAGTGAGTTAGCTATGGCTACTTCAGCCCCAATTACTATTACAGCAGGCGTAACTCCTCAGCCGTTCTCAGTATCTGTAAGCAGTAATAATGATTTTGCTTTAGGGGATGAATTACTGTTAAGAGTTTCTGCTGCCACGTCGGCTGCAAGAATATGCGCTCAATTTATAGGTTACCGTAAAACTAACGTATGGTAGACCTGGAGTACATACATAAATTCGGCGGCAGGCTATATGGATATTGGTCATTTAGAGACTTATCAACGTACACCCCAGTCGCAGGAAAAATCAACTATATACGAAATAAAGCGTATTATGCCAACCCACTCATAGAAGAGTCTGATTTATTGCAGCCCACGGCCTTGGCAACTGGTTTCAATGGCAAGCCTTGTGCGAGTTTTGACGGATTGGGACAGTGCATGGTAAGCAAAAACCCATTGCCTGCATCTCGAACAAATATTTTAACCGTCGTCGTTGTTTTTCAAAACAAAACAGCATCGCTGGTAGATGGTCAAGCCAAAATCTTGCTTGAATTGTCATCTAACACAAATAGTGTGCAAACTGGTTTTTACATCGACATGGAAAATCTGAGCGGCAATACAGTAAATGGATTATATGCAGCAATGCGTGGAAATGTTGGCTTCAATGGCACTTCTTACAACTCATATTTCGTCAATGAAAATCAAATATTAATCGTTGAATTTAATAAAACAATTAACGACCCCCAGGTTAACTTAATAAAAAACAATGTGCAAATAACAAGGCAGGGCGGCGCTCTTAACAAAAATACTAATACTTTTGCTGACCATTATTTGTATGTGGGGGCAAGAAACCAAGCCAGCTTCCCTTTCTACGGATTGGTATCGGATATAGCCGTAATCGAAGGGGCTATTACTCCAGACGAGGAGACCGCCATCTCTCGCATGTTCGCAAATGAAATAGGGATTGAATTGTTATGACAGCTACACCTTCGCCAAAATATTCGGTTTTTGAAACCGCTGAAATCTATGAGCAATGGATAGCCATCGTTAATCAACAATTCGGATATCCAAATGGCAATACCGGACAATATACAAATCGGATAGATCATCCGACAAACGGACAGGTTGCCTGCTTTTATAAAACAGGTCAATTGGTGCAGCCGCCGACTGGCTCACAAGTGGTTGAAGAAGATTATATGATAGAAAACGGCTGGTTCAAGCGTAATGGCGAACAAACTACGGAGCCGCAGTAGCTTATGCAACGGTTAATAAATGCAGTGGTTAGCGTGAGGACGTTTGCAGGATTAACGACGCTATCAGTGTTGCTGGAGTTTGTTAAGTAAAAAGTGTTAAACATTAAACCAAGGGGGCAGTTATGAACAAAATAGTTTTAGAGCAAAATGATATTAATGTGATTAATGATCTTTGCAAGTCTGCTAAAGAAAATGGCGATGCAGATAACTTACGCTTGGATAATATTGTGTTAGAAGATTTTAATATAGATAAAGCTGAGCAAGTGCAGCACGGCTGGCAATTTGACTTAAGAGCAAGCGCGATTGATAACCTGAAACGCGTAGCTGAAGAAGCGAAGCTGAAAGGCAAAAATCGTGATGATTATCAAGTGTTAATCAATAAGATCAATAATCTTCAATATACTTCCCAAGTTCCAGGTAAAAACGCTGGAATACGTTAATCCAAAGGGCCGGTGAAAGCTGGCCTTTTTTATATATGTCTGAAAAGTTAACAAAAAAGCAACAACGGTTTGTCGATGAGTATTTGGCAGATCCAAAGCTTAATGCGACTCAAGCAGCAATCAGGGCAGGTTTCAGCAAAAAAACAGCTTATTCAATAGGGCATGAACTACTCACTAAAGATCCAATTAAAAAGGCTATAGAAGTTGCTCAACAAGAACTTAAAAAACGGACGGAAATTACTCAGGATTGGGTTTTAAATAACCTTAAATCAGTGGCTGAAAGGTGCATGGAGGCTGAGCAGGTCGTGTATCGAGGTCAGCCCGTAGAAGGGGCTTATCAATTTGACTCATCCGGTGCTAACCGCGCATTAGAGTTAATTGGTAAGCATCTTGGTATGTTTAAAGATAAATTAGAATTAACTGGTAAGGATGGCGGTGCTATCAATACGGTTACCCGAACAATGACTGAGCAAGAAGCTACTCAAGTTTACACTGAAAATCTAAAGAAATAATGAATTGCATTGAAGTTGTCGCAGAGCGCAATGAGCGTTTAATTAAAATACGCAGCAACCCGATTCTTTTACAAGCAGCTAAAATCCATTATAAAAGCCATCCGGTTGATTTTATCAACGACTGGATGTTTACCTACGACCCTAGGCAATCGCAGCCTTTATTGCCTTTTATTTTATTTAAACGCCAAGAAGAGTATATACACTGGCTAATCGATAGGTGGCAGGGAAAGGAAAGCGGTTTAGTCGAAAAAAGCCGCGACATGGGTTTGACCTGGCTCTCAATGGCTTTCTCAATCTGGATATGGTTATTTCATGATGGCATTGCTATCTCGTTCGGCTCTCGCAAAGAAGAGCTCGTGGATAGAATTGGCGACCCCAAAAGCATATTTGAGAAAGGACGGACAATATTAAATTTCTTGCCTAAAGAATTTTTACCGACGGGTTTTAATCTGATTAGAAACTGTACGCACATGAAAATTCTAAATCCTGAAAATGGATCATCCATCACAGGTGAGGCGGGCGATAACATGGGACGAGGCGGTCGCTCAAGTATTTATTTCAAGGATGAGTCTGCATTCTATGAACGACCAGAACGCATAGAGGCCTCCATTAGCCAAAACTCGGATGTAAAAATAGACATTTCAACACCGAATGGTGAAGGAAATCCTTTTTGGCGTAAACGGTTTGGTGGAAAAATTGCAGTCTTTACATTTCATTGGCGGGACGATCCGCGTAAAGATGATGTTTGGTATCAAAAACAATGCGATGAGTTAGACCCTATCACTGTAGCGCAAGAAATTGACATCGATTATTCAGCTTCTATTGATAATGTCACAATCCCCTCGGCCTGGGTAAGGGCTGCTATTAATTTAGATATTAAAGGAACTGGCTTACGTTTTGCAGGCTTTGACGTAGCCGATGAGGGAACCGACTACAAAGCACTTGCAATAAGAAAAGGGTCGGTAGTTGAGTCTATTGAACGCTGGAAAGAAGGTAACACAACCCAAGCAGCCAGGAAGGTATTTAACCGCTGTCAGGAATGCGCCATCGACAACCTAAATTATGATGTTATCGGTGTAGGCGCAGGCGTTAAAGGCGAGTTATGGAGCTTAAGCCAGCAATACACGCACAGAATCAATATTAATGGCGTGGTAATAGGCGAGGGTATTTCAAAAGAGCAATTTACACCAGAAAAGAAGAATGAGGATTTATTTTTAAATCTAAAAGCTGAATTGTGGTGGAAACTAAGACGGCGCTTTGAACGTACATATGAACATGTTAAGGGCATTAAAGAATGGCCGATTGATGAGCTTATCAGTATTCCTAATGATAGTGAGCTTATATCGCAACTGTCCCGCCAGCTTTATGAGAAAACCGAGAACGGTAAAATAAAAATGGAATCAAAAGCTAAGATGAAAAAAAGAGGTGTTGCAAGTCCTGATATGGCGGATGCTTTAGTTTTATCTTATGCACCAACATGCAATGAGACGCTTAAGTGGGCGCAAGTTTCATTAATGAGACGTTAATGTTTAAATCAATTATAAAGCCGCTGCAAGACCAGCGCGATAAAGATTATCCAGAGCGCTCTTTTTGGATTGATATTTATACCAGAGTGCTAGAGGGTGAGATTTACGATCATTTAGTGAACCCATTTCACGTTGAATATAATACTACTAACGAATATATACCAATTCACAAACGTATACCTTCAGTCATCTATGGACTACCCGAAATCATTGTAAATGACAGCGTCTCCATGCTGTTTAGTGAAGCACACTTTCCTGAAATTGATTGTAAGGACGAGCCTACGCGCGATGCGTTGCAAGAGGTCATCAAATCCTGCCGACTCAATCAGTTAATGATTGAAGCAGCAAGGGCGGGAAGCGTAGGCAGCATTGCAATATTAATGCAGGTATTGAGTAACAGGCTTTATTTTAAAGTGCTATCGACACAGTATTTAACCCCTGTTTATGATAGAAACGCACCCGACACCCTCATTAAAGTTGTCGAAAAATACAAAGTTAAGGGCCACGATTTAAAAGAATTAGATTATCCTATTGCCGATGAAAACTTAAATAGCTGGCACTGGGTTAAGCGCGAATGGGATGCAAACGCAGAGACCGTTTACCTGCCTTGGCTTGTTTCTAATAAAGAGGCCGTGCCACAGGTTGATAGCAAAAAAACAGTTCAGCATAGACTTGGCTTTGTGCCTATGGTGTGGATTAAAAACCTGCCAGGTGGCAAAGGCATAGATGGTCGCTGTACGTTTAAATCAGCAATTGATATAGCTATCGAGATTGATTATCAGCTATCCATGGCAGGCAGAGCCTTAAAGTATTCAGCAGACCCTAAGCTTGTTATCAAAAACCCAGCTAATCCTAATCAAACCATAGAAGGTAGCGGCAACGCACTTATTGTAGAGTCAGATGGCGGCGCAGAGCTTCTTGAGATTAATGGAAAAGCAGCGGATGCGGTTATTCAATATGTCCGTGCGTTGCGCGAAATGGGCTTAGAGGCAGTGCGCGGTAATCGAGTGAATGCAGATAAGGTGGCTGTTGCTCAATCTGGTAAAGCAATGGAAATGCTAAACCAAGCTTTGGTATGGCTTTCTGATGAATTGCGCATTAGCTACGGTGAATGCGGTTTATTAGACCTATTAAAAATGATTATTAATGCCTCCAAGAAGCTTAAATTACAAGTAGATGGAAAGCCATTAGGTGAGCTAAACGACAGTGAGAAGGTAACTCTTCGCTGGCCGCAATGGTATCCTCCTACCTCGCATGATAAACAAAGCGATGCCACCACATTAAAAGTTTTAAGCGATAGCGGTCATATTTCTCAAGAAACAGCCGTTAAAACTATCGCAGCTAATTATGATATTGAAGATGTCAGCAAAGAATTACAGCAAATTGAGGCTGATGCCAAAAAGCTTGCTGCAATGCAACCTAAAGTAACTGAAACCATACAAGCATAGGGCTGATGCCCACAGGAGAACGTCAGATGACCGATGAAACTAACTTAGATAACGAAGATTTAACCCAGGATAATGATACAGGGCATGAAGATTCCGGCAAAGATGAAAGTGCCCACATTAGGGAGCTTCGCGCAGAGGCTAAAACCAGAAGGTTACAGGCAAAGAAAGCTGAAAAAAAAGCGCAAGAAGCAGAAACAAAGGCACAACAAGCCTTGCAGCGCATTGATGAGTTACAAAAAACCAATAATGAGCGGTTAATTCGCGCAGAGCTTAAAGCACAAGCCGCTTTAGCGGGCATGATTGATATGGACGGGCTTAAGTTAGCCGATTTATCAAAAGTGACTCTAGATGATAATGGCGATGTGCAAGGTGCGCCAGAGTTAATTAAAGCGCTCAAAGAAACTAAACCCTATTTATTTAAAGAAGTCGTAAGCACAAGTGCTAATCCTGACATGCCAAAGCCTGGGGCTCAAGAAGCCAAAAAGGCGAAAGATATGTCGGAGGCCGAATATAAGGCAGAACTTGCAAAATACGGCGTTCGATAATTATTAACAAACCTACATTTCATCGGGGCTAGACGCCCAGGAAATGCAAAGCTATCGGGGACTGACTCCCAGGGCTAAGTGAACATTACTTAATCTTAGGAGTCATAAATGAGTATTTCCAATTTTCCAACCTCGTTACAACCGTTAATCCAACAAGGCTTTTTAGAGCGGCGCTTTTCAGAAGGGCTAACTTCTAAGCTTGGCTATGGTCTTGTTGCAGAGCGCGAAGAGTTCGCAACTAAAATCGGCGAAACCTTAACCAAAACTAAGTTTGGTCATAAAGCGCCGGTCACTACCCCTTTGAATCCTTCACTCAACACTAACTTGGATAACGGCTTAACGCCCGCTTCTAACAGTGTTGAGCAGTACACCATGACGCTAAATGAATATGGTGACACCATCGACTTAAACATCATCAACCAGAAAGTAGGGATTGAAAAGCAATTCTTAATGAATGCTCGTGTGAATGGTGTACAGGCTGGTCAAACAGTTGATAGGCTGTCTCGTAATTATCTATTTGATGCCTATCTTGGAGGCAATACCCGCGTAAAAACTACGCTAGGCTCGCCAGCTACCAGCATTGCTGTAGATGATATTCGCGGCTTTCTTTATAAAAAGGTGAATGGGCAAGATGTCCCAGTAAGCGGAAGCAACACCCTAGCTGTAGTTGTTGGCTCTAATAGCTATACGCTCACGGGTGCCACTGCTGACGTGAGTAACACGTCAACCGCTCCTAGTGGCATTTCTGGCACATTAACCTTCAGCGGCAATGTTAGCACCTCAGATGGCACAGCAGGAAATGCTGTGGTGGCAGGCATAGCGCCTACTATATTACGTCCCAGCGCAAGAGCAACTACCGCAGCGCTGACTAGTGGTGATTTATTAACCATGTCCCTGCTGCTTGATGGCGTAACTCGTCTTCGTAATAATGGCGTGGAAGGTCGTGGCGGCATGTATGACTGTATCATGGATGACACTTCGATGCGTCAGCTCTATGCGGACCCTGAGTTTCAATTATTATTCCGCGGTACTGGTATGAGCGCAGAAGAATACCGACGTGCTCAAATCGTGGAAATTCTGGACTTGCGCTTGGTTCGCACTAACGAAGCCCCGCAGCAAACCCTAACTAATGGCGTTAAAGTGCATCGCCCCATTATTTGCGGAGAAGGCTGCTTAATTAAAGGTATATTTGAGGGCTTAACCGATGCTATGCAGAAAAACGGCGCCTCAGAGATTGATGTAGTCGAGGACATTGTTCAAGTAACTCGCGGGCCACTAGATAGGTTAGATCAAATCATAGCTCAATCCTGGTATACCATTATGGGCTTTGGTGTTCCAACTGATGTTACGGCTGACACCAGCATTATCCCAACCGCCAACAACAGCTACTTTAAGCGTGCAGTTGTGTTAGAAGTCGGAGGCGCATAATCATGGCTATTACAAACAAAGGAAAACAACAGGAGCAGGCAGGTACTGCTCCTCAAAGTCCAATTGAGCAAGAAGTGCAAGCATCTGCCGGAAACGAGCAGGCGGCACAAGATGCTGCCCTGGAAAAACCCACTGATGTTCATGGCGATATGCCAGAAAGTGATGCCGTCAAAGATGTTCAGCCAGCAGCGCCAAGCGAAGTCTTAATGCTAAGCAATTATGTTTTGGTATTAAGAATGCCTGGCCAGGATGCCAGCGTGACCAAGCATTTTAGGGAGGGGCAGGTGGTCGCTAATCCAGAGACTATTAAGCACTTAATTGATAATCAAGCCCCCATTCGCTATTTGAGCTAAGACTATGGCCTTTACCGATGCTGAAAAGACGGCCATTCGTCGTTATTGCGGTTATCCCGTATTTGGCGCACAGCCTACACAAGGTTTTGGCTATCGTTTTTTTACCTGGTATGGAAACCTTGAATATAAGCTCAATAATATGCAATCAAGCGAAGAGGCAGTGGTTAAGGCTAGCTATCTTGCCAATCTTTCGCAGCTTGAGAGTGATATTGTGAGCGTGCGGGATAATTTAGACACTGACAAGGCTGCCATTTGGGAGCGTAACCGGAGCGAAGCAAGAGACCGTGAGCAATTATTTGATAATTGGCGTAGGCGCTTGTGTGGATTTCTGGGCGTGCCTCCCGGCCCTGATTTAGGCCAGGGTGGGATTAGGGTAGTCGTATAATGGATGGCAGCCGTTTACAGCAATTGGTTTATAAGGGCTATGGTAAAGCTGCGTTTCGTATCGGTTCAAGTTTCACCGTGTATCGCTCAACAACAGGAATTGAGCCTATCAATGCTGGTAACGTACAAGGGAATGTACTAGCCAGCGCCAATATTAACTGGGAATACACCAAGGCCAATAAATACGGCAATGCAGTATGGCAATTAGTGACCGACGGTAGAGCTATTCAGCGCTTTGATTATCTAGTTGGTGATCAAACATTCTTTATTGCAGGCATGCAGCACTTACTGCCCATCTTAGGCGTAGAGTGCAATGCAAGATTAACCTTCAAAAGGCCCGCCGCCTTAACAGGTAAAGGCTATGTGGGCTATAGCGGCAACACAGCCCCCGAAGAAACCACATTAATGCAAGCCTGCCCCGTGTCACTCCTTGAAAATAGCAAGGGCGAGCAAAACCCTGTAGGACTGCCGCAAGATACCAAGATGCCTTGGTTTAAATGCTTGGCGCCTTACTTGGGTAACGTCACACTTAAAACCGGTGATGTGGCGATAGATGAGCAAGGTGCGCGCTATATCGTAAGCAGTGATGAGCTAACCGACCTGGGCTGGCGCTTAACACTAAGCAAGGTAGGTGCCTAATGGCAAGCTTAACGGATGTTATGAATGCTATAGGCGGCCTCGCGGCCTCTGCATTGTATCCCGATGGAACTGGGCAAGCCTCTATTGCGGGCACCGATATTACCATAGTAAGCGGCTGGCCTGATGCCAATGCGCTAAATACGGCGCTGTCAGAGGGCAAGGTATTTGTGTCTATTTACCCCGTCAATAACATGGAGCGTAGCACAACACGCTATGCCAGGGTTTGGTACGATGGACCTATGGCGCCTATAACGCTCACCGCAACTGTTGTTAATAACACGGTAACGCTAGGTGGCGCAATCTCAACGCCCTCTGCCTGCATGCTCATCGTTAACGGTACGCCTTACGCGTACGCCATCCAGCCAAGCGATACGCCTGAGAGCATCGCCGCTGCATTAGCGGCTCTCATTCCAGGCGCGGAGACTACAGGCTCTGTTATTACTATTACAGGCGCCCACAGTGTAATTGCCAGAATTAACACGGCAGGCACAAGCACAAGGCCGATTAAAAGCCAAGAGCGCGTGTTTATGATAACAACCTGGGCCCCTAACTTTGCCTTACGCGAAACGGTAAGCAATGCCATTGAAATAGCCTTAACTGCAGCACAGCGGATGATGATGCCTGACGGGTTTTATGCCGCGCTAAGTTATCGCGGAGCCTCTGAGCAAGACCAATTACAAAAGCCGCTTATTTATCGACGTGACCTGCGTTACGCCGTGGATTACACCACCACACAAACCGAAACTGATTACACCATTAACCACCCCTTTGTTAACAGTATTACCCCCACCTAGAGAGACAAACCCATGACTGAAAAAACAAAAATCCACAGCATAAAGCTTGTGGTGCAAGAGGCGTTTGGCGATTACCGCCGAGGCGATGAAATTACCGATAAAAAAATCATTGATGATGTGCTAGCAACCCATGCTGACCATGTCGTTAAAGTTTATACCAGGGAGAGTTAAGCATGCCCGTCATACAAGCTGGAACATTTAATACCACGAGCATAAATGCACCGAATGTTTATGTGCAAATATTGCCGCCGTCACAAACGCTATTAAATGGCGTGCCAACCAATATCCTGGGCATTGTAGGTATAGCCTCTTGGGGTCCCGTTAATTCGCCCGTCACCATCAGCAGCATGGATGAGTATCAACAAAAATTTGGGCCCATGCTGACCTTAAAGCATGATTTGGGCACGGCCGTTAACTTGGCGTGCGCTAACTTTGCTAACAACATACGCTGCGTTCGGGTAACCGATGGCACGGATGCAGCCGCTACAAAGAACATTATGGATACAGCGGGCACGCCTGCTATAGGCATGGTATTAACTGCAAAGTATACGGGCACCTATGGCAATAATGTTAAGGCCACAGTGAGCGCTGGCACTAACTCAATCACCGCCAGTCCAACCTATAAGATCACAGTATCCTTACCCAACGGTCTGCCAGAGGTCTATGACAACATCGGCGGAACAGGTAACGCACTCTGGCAAAATATCGTGAACGCCATCAATAATGGCCAGGCCGCACAAGGCCCCTCGGGGCTGGTTACCGCAACCTTAGGTGCAGGCACTGCGGCCCCAGCGCTTGCTAGCTATACCTTGGCAGGTGGCGCGGATGGAAATAGCTCAATTCTCGATACTCGATTGGTAGGCTCAGATACGACGCCGCGGGCCGGTATGTATGCGCTGCGAAATACGGGCGTAAGCATTGTAATGCTCAGCGATTGTGACGACTCAGCCACTTATAGCGCCCAATTAGCTTTTGGTCTTTCCGAAGGCGCCTATATGATTTTAACAGGCCCCGCAGGACAGACTATCTCAGCTGCGATTACGGCTAAGCAGACAGTAGGCATTGATAACTACAGTGCTAAATTGATGCTAGGTGACTGGGTTTATTTCCAAGATACCCAAAACAACCAAGTACGCCTAGTTAGTCCGCAAGGCGTTATTTCGGGTCGATTAGCCAATCTATCGCCTGAGCGCTCAAGCCTAAATCAGCCTGTGCTAGGTATTTTAGGTACCCAGAGCAGCTACAAGCATAAAGTGTACTCTGATGCGGAAATCGTACAGCTCTCGCAAGCCGGCATTGACGTCATTGTTAACCCATCACCCGGTGGTGATTATTTTGCCGCCCGCTTAGGTCAAAGCACCAGTTCTAACGCGCTGACTAATACCGATGAGTACTGCCGCTTAACCAACTATATCGCTTACACCTTAAACCAAGGCCTCGGCAAGTTTGTGGGCAGATTACAAAACACGGCGACACGATTAGAAGCTAAGACCGCATTACAAACGTTTCTCAGTAATCTTGAGCAACAAGGCATGATTGGTGATGTGAACGGCGGACCCGCCTTTAAAGTGATTTTGGATGTCTCAAACAACCCCTCAAGCCGTGTGGCATTAGGCTATATGCAGGCTGACGTGCAGGTTGCTTATTTGAGAACTATCCGCGTGTTCTTAGTGAATTTACAAACGGGCCAAGTGACCGTTCAATAAGGAGTTTAAAATGCCAAGTTCAGGTTACGCAACAGGCCAGGATATTACACTACATTTTTACGATCAAAATGGGGCCGTCGATTTTGGAATAGGGATTACTAATTTCAATGCCAAGCAAGACGTGGCTAAAAATCGCATTAAGCCCATCGACTCACCCAGCGTTAATCAAATCTTCTACGAGGGCTGGTCAGGCTCTTGTGACATTGAGCGTAATAATCCAAAAGTCATGGATTATTTTATTGCGCAAGAGGCTGCTTTTTATCGCGGCGAGAATTTGCCAGAGGCAAGCATCACAGAAACCATTGTTGAGGCCGACGGCTCTATCAGTCAGTACATTTATACAGGTGTAAGACTGTCATTGGATGATGGTGGTTCATTCGCACGTGATACGGCTGTGACCCAGCGTATTAGCTTTGAAGCTGCTAGAAAGCAGAAGTTAGCATAAATAAAAAAGCCCCAGCGAAGGGGCTTAGTTCTCTCGCGTGTTAGCGCACCGAGAGAGCGAAGACTACCTAAAAGGCAGGTAATCATATGAATAATCATAGCAAAACCTATATTAAATATAAAGAATTCATCATGAAATTAGCAGGCAGCGAAAAGCATTCGGCTAAATGGGCCAATACTATTATTACTGTGGTCTTTATCTATTCGTTGCCCAGCATCATTCATGCTCTAACAGATTTTATAAAATTATTCTTAACATAAGTAAAAGGGTTAAAAAATGCAAAAACCAAAAGTAGAAATTTTACAAGGTGATACACCATCGCAAGTCGTGCAGGCTGAAAAAGCAGACATAAAGGACTCTTTAGGACGCATCATTACAGTTAGAAGGCCACCAATCCTTGAGAAATTCCGCTTTATTAAAATACTCGGCGATAATTCTAGCAATGACGTCTATCTTAAAGAAATTAGCATTTATAACTGGGTATCAGCTATTGATGGATCTCCAGTGACGAAAAATAGCGAACGCGAATTAGAGGCTCTTATTCAACGCTTAGGCTATGAAGGCCATCAGGCTATTTTAGAGGGCATCATGCAGCTCATTGGCCAAGAGACCGAAGAGAATGAACAGCAGGAGAAAGATTTAATAAAAAAATAGCTACCGCTCCTGAGTTTAAGGAGCGTGCTTGGTTAATCTATAACCGCATGCCTTGGGACGCGGTGTATGGCCAAGAAAAGCCTTGGCAAGGCGAAATGCCAAGTTACTTTGTGACGGCCTTCTCAATATGCTTTTCTGAATTTCGTGGCGCCAAATTTAACTGGGCTAACTTTCAGTTTGAAGAACAAAAATAAAAAACCCCAAGAGCAATAAGCTTTGGGGTTAATGCTATCGCGTGTACCACCACCGATAGCGTGTTGACTACCTATAAAGGAGGTAATCATAAGTGAATGATAACAAAATCGTTTTATTTTTTCACTCTTTTAGAGAGGTAATGATACAGATGCCAAGTAGTAGCTTTGCAATTACGGCAATCAGTCTATCAATACTGATACCTGCAACTTGTTTGGGAATTAAGTGGTTATTGAATGGGATCGCACCTTTGCTTAAAGATTATTTCGATTATAAGGCGAAAGAAAAAATAAAAAAATCGTAAGTATGAAAGAGGTAATTATGAGCGGAAAATTAACAGAAAATCAGCAAGATAAAATGGTTACTACGATGTGTAGAGTAGCTTTGCTAATCGGTTTTGGAATAGCAGCATTGCCAATTGCTTTAATTGTTAAAGAATTTATTCATTAAATATTGGGTAAAATCATGAACAACCCAATAGACAAACAAATTAACCGTGACTGCTTGATAGCATTTGTGGCTATAAGCTTAGTCGCATTTGCTGTAGTAAGTGCTTTATTGCTCCAAAGCTAATTAGGGCAAGAGCGCATATTCAGGGTTGCTCTAGTCATTTAAATAAACTCTAATTTCAACACGGGCGCCCATTGCAACAGCGGCTTTATTGAGACTTTTTAAAGTCATATTACAATTATGCTCAAGCCTTTGGTACTGTTGGTAAGGTATGCTCATTGCTCTAGCCACATTAGCCATCGTTTGAGAGCGTTTTTTACGTAACAAGTGTAATAATATAGGCGCAGCTATATCAGGACTAACGGGGATAGGGTATTCACCATCTTGCCCAGGAGATGGATCGTTTATTTCCTCGTTATTGGATGACATTACTGCAAGCATGCCATCTAGCACTTCTTGGGCATTAAAAAGAGCCTCTTCAAGGGTGTCGCCTTCTGTAAAAACATTGGGCAAATCCCGGAAGGTCACGATATATCCGCCTTCTTCAGCGTCAGCAAGATTTGCAAAGTAGGTTAATTTAAGTTCGCTCATTTTAATTTTACTCCAGATCTTTTTTCAATATTTTTAAGCGTGCCGATTTTAATGTCATGCTTACTGTGGACGGGCACGGGAACTGATAGCTGGCCATTCTGCATAATATGATGACTGCCGTTGATACGGACACATTTAAAGCCATTTTGTTCTAAGATTTTAATTACTGTTTTGCCGTCCATTTAAAGCGCCTTGCACATGATATAATATGTATTATAGATGGTTTTACAGTGATTACAACATTTATTATGTGATAATGGCAAAGATTTTTTGCCATCGGGAATTTCCCTAAAGCTTGCTCGAATTGGATAAATTGGCTTATGATGCCTTAGTTATTAACTGAGGAGTAATTATGTTATGTCTAGGGCTAAAGAAGCAGCTTTTGTAGTATGCATAATAATCGTTTCAATATTCTTTATGGGATTTTCTCACTATTCAAATGAAGGCGAATCCTCCACGGACAATGGGACTAAACCTGAAAATCAACAACAAAAAATAATTACTCCCAAAGAGAGAATAGATAATATATTACAGGTAAATAGAGACCTATACCCTGGTTTTAGCGTTCATAAAAATTATTCGGATGATTCATATATAGTTTCAGTAAGCCAGAACGAAGCAATTGAGACTTTGCCAAACTTCATAAGCCAGGGGAAAATTACTGTTAGTAAAAATTTTGATCCAATATCTGACAGACCTGAAATTACAGGGTTAATGCTACTATACTTCGCAGGCATAATTACAAGGGATTTATATAACGAACCTTCAACAGATAAGATTAAAATTATAGGCTATATTGATGACTCGGATGATTATGGCAATCCTAAGCAAATAAAAGTTTTTTCTTTTGAATTTACCCGGCCCCTTTACGATAAGATAAATTGGGATAATTTTAATACAGACAAGCTACAGCGGGTTGCGAAGCACTTTACCTATTACGAATGAAAGAATTTAAAACCTTTGAAGAATTTGGCAATCATATTAAAAAAGTGATTGCCAGCGAAGCTATCTACAAAAAAGCAACTCTGACTATTCTCGGTAAATTCATACAAGATGCAAGCAAAAGAAAATTCGGTCATTATCAGCCAGACCATGGTCTTTTTGAGGAATGGGCTGAGTTAAAAGACGCTACTCAAGAGCAGCGTCAGAGGGAAGGCTATTCTCCTAATGATCCGCTTTATAGAAGCGGAGAGCTGATGGAGTCAATAGAATTTTCTGTTGTAACAAACTCAGTATTTGTGGGCTCCAAAAATCCAATTATGGCTTACCAAGAGCTTGGAACCAATCATATTCCGCCAAGACCTGTGCTAGGTGCGGCTATGTTTGAAAATAGAGACAAAATTAAAAAGATTGTAGCCCAATCTGTGCGGCTATGGTTGAAAAGCGAAAGTTTAAAACAATTGGAACACGGTTATGGCACATTTTGAAGAAGCGTATGCTATAGCAACGCGTATCACTATTACAGGCGATGCTGAGAAAAAACTACAAAGCTTTTGGCGTGCCATTAGGCGAACCAACGAAGCTCTTGAGGTCCTTAACAAGCGTTTACGGCCAATTAATGATCAAATCACACGGCTAGATCAGTTAACAGGCAAATTAAACCCCAAAATGCACGCATTTCGGGAAGCCTTATACGGGTCTAAAAGTGCGTTAAATTCGCTTAATAATTCTTTTTCCACGTTAGGCGATAGAACTTTAAGCTCAATCAATCGATTTGATAAATTTAATATTAAAACAGCATCGTCAATAGCTAAAGTGGATGCTTTATCAGCAAAGGTTAGGCAGCTTAGCGCTAATATGGAAGGATTGAACGCAGCGACGGCCCATTCCAGGACTATTGGCGGAGCAATCTCAAAGGGCAGAAAATCTGCGCCAGAAGGGGGAGGCGCAAGTGTTCATGCTAGAAATATGCATCTTGGGCCCTTTGGATATAACCCCGGCTCTATAGCTATTAGCGCCGCCGCATATGGAGCTTATAATACCGTAAAAGGCTCATACCAGGCAGATAAAGAGTATCAGAAAACGCTTGCGCAATTTGATCTTATGGGCTTTGGTGATTCAGCTAGAGAAAGAGCTGTTAGATTTGCTTTTAGCAATCAAGAAAAAGGCATTTCACCAACTTCCCTATTAAAATCTCTTACAGATGCGGCTCAGGTATTGAAAGACCCTGTGGCAGCAGAAAAGATAGCACCAATGTTAGCAAGAGCGGAGTTTGCAAATTCTTCAATAATCCCTAATTATAATCATGCTCAAAATAGAGACCTAGTTCGAGCCGCAGAAATGTACTTGGGCACAAAAGACCCCGAAAAGCTCAAGCCTGTTTTAGACACTTTTCAAAAAGTAATCAGTTCATCTGGTGGCCGTGTGCTTCCTACGCAATTCTTAAACTTTATGCAGACAGGAGGCATTGCCGCAAAGAATATGGCTCTTGATACATTCTATATGCTCGAACCTATTATTCAAGAAGCGGGCGGTCATCGTGCGGGCACTGGACTAACCTCAATTCAGCGTCAGCTTCAAAGCGGAAGCATGACGCAATCAACAGCCGAGCGTTTATCCGAGCTTGGTATACTTGATAAAACAAAACTAAAATATAATAAAGTTGGCTCTATTAAAAAAGTTCTTCCTGGTGCCGTCCTAGGTAGTGATGCATTAAGTAATAATGTTGTAGCCTGGTTCGAAGGTGTTTATTTACCGCAGCTTGCAAAGCATGGCATAACCGCTAAAAAAGATATTCTTAATGAGATTAATTACGATTTTGGCAATAGAACAGGAGCCGCATTGGCGGGGCTTATTGATGTATCACTAGAGAAAGCTATTTTATCAGCCAAGGTAAGTCCAAAGGCTATGGGTGTAGATGAGAGCTTTAAAAAAGCCTTAAGCATACCAACCGGAAGTGAAAAAGCCTTAACAGAGGCACTAAATAGATTTGAAACAGCTCTTGGGAAATTTACATCGCCAGCTATTTTAAATGCAATGGATAGGCTCACAGGCTTTCTTGACACCACAGCAAAATTACTCGAAACCTTTTCTGATAAAGATGCAACTGCAGGCCAAAAAAAGGATGCGGCTTTAAATTATGGTGGCAAGATTGTCAAAAAGATTTATGACACTTCTGGAGCTAAAGCCGCAAACGACATGTTCGACTCTACAGCAAAGAGCTCCGGCAGAAACTCTATGCCAATGCTTCCTTCAGGCTTTGGTATGCCTACTCAAATTACCGTGCCACCTCCAGCTTCAGCACAAAAACAAGCTATCCAATTGCATAGCCGGTTTGATGTTGACGGCAGAAAGCTTTTTGAAGGCGTAACAATGTACCAAGTCAATGAGCTTAACAAGCCGCAAACGGGTACGTCTTCAGTCAACCCAAGAGTTGGCTCTATACAACCCGGCATGAACATGGCGCGCTAATATGCTAAGTCTCAGAATAAAAGTACAGCTCGGTGATTTTGAGTTTCAAACCCACGAATTGCCCGAGAGCATTAACTTTGGTGGTGAGCAACGCTGTGCCGTACATGAAATGGTCGGCGGTGAGCGTGTGGTCGATGCCATGGGTCGTAGCGAAAGCATGATTTCATGGAGCGGCTTGTTCTTTGGTGATGGGGCTGTCGATAGGGCAAGATTTTTAGACACGCTCCGAAGTGATGGGCAACCACTAGATTTCCAGTACGGTGAGTTTTATTACACAGTACTTATAAAATCCTTTGAGGCGCAATTTCAGCGCTCTAACAAAGTGCCCTATACGCTATCCTTGCTGGTTATCGAAAATCTGACAGACCCCGTTAGGTCTTCACCCTTAGGCAACTTTATTGACGATATTATGCGCGATATTCAAGATGCCATGGACATAGCCGACGCTATCCGCAATCCCTCAATCAGCACGGCTACCTCGTTGCTTAATGATGCTGCAAAGGTATTGCCAGGGCTAAAGGATGTTACGCAGCCTGTGGTTAATAATATATTGAGGCCTTTAAGTCAGGCACAAAGCCAAGTTGGCTCGGCCATTAGCGCGTTATCAAAAAACTTGTTTTAAAATAATGGGGCCATTTTGTACCCACTATTTGCATGTAGCGTATTGACACAAAAATTGAATTTGAAACAATAAAACAAATCCCCTGAAAACAACAAAGCCCTCATTGGCAGCAACCTTTGAGGGCTTTTTTTATGCCTTCGCGTAAACCCAATTACCGAAGGCGCGTCAATTACCTAAACAGGAGGCAATTGCTATGGACAATTTTAACATCCCAAGTGCATTTTTCAAAATACTAGCGGTTTTTATGATGAGCAAAGAGTTATCGCGTAAACAAAAGGAACGGGTTTCTAAAGGAATTTGCTTATTTCTCATCTTGTGGGGCTTGTCTCTACTCGTTCACGAGATGGTGCCTGCACTAAACAATTATATAAATTATAAGCTAAGCCATAATGACCACACTACCCAATAACGTTATAGCCGACGAGCTAACCACACTGCACAACTTGTATTTACTGCAAGCCAAGCTTGGTCGCATTAAAGCTAACTTAGCCCTTATCAATGCAGCACCGAATGCGAAAGTGATTACCGTCATTAATGGCGATTTATTCTCCATTGCGGCCAAAGAATATGGCGACCATACGTTATGGACACAAATTGCCGAGGCCAATGGGCTGATAGACCCTTTTTTAGAAGGCATTAACAAGCTTGTTATTCCTAAGAAAGCCGCACAATCCTCGGGAGGCATTTTAAATGCTAAATGAGGTTCCGGCAGTATCCTTTGGCAGACAGCCCCGCGGCATGGTTGTGATTAACGAGGTACCCGTGAGCTGGATTAGCTTTGAGGTCACCAATAACAATCACTATCAAGCAGACACCTTTCGGGTGGAGCTGCCCATTAGCGGCCAAGACGATAGCCTAACGCCTCATTATTGGGCCAGCACATCCCCCTTGCTTATTGAAATCTTTGCAGGGTTCCCTAACGACCCCGACAATTACAGCAACACCGATTTAAAAAGCCTCATCTTGGGCGAAGCGGACGAAGTTGAATATGACCCTGAGCGCTCCCTGATTGTCTTATCAGGCCGTAATCTAGTTGCCCGTTTTATTGATAACAAAACAACCGAAGGCTTTGATAATCTCACGGCCTCACAAATTGCCCAAAAGTTAGCATCACGGCGTAATCTTAAATCATTTGTCATTACGACCAGCACGAAAGTCGGCAAGTTCTACGCGATAACGCAAACGCTAACCACGAACCAGCATACTGAATGGGACTTGCTAACTTTCCTCGCTAACCAAGAACAATTTAGCGTCTTTGTTAAAGGCGACACCCTTTATTTCCAGCCCTTGCCAGAACCCAGCGATAATCCTTATCTGCTCGAATGGCAGGCGCCCGATACAACAAGTGCTTATCCGCGCTATAACGGCATGGCTCTCAAGCTCTCGCGCAGCCTCACACTGGCTAAAGATGTGATTGTGAAAGTGCATAGCTGGAACTCAAAGCAAAAGAAGGGCTTTACAAAGACGGCTCGCTCTATCCGCAACAAAAAAGGTAAGCGAGACCCCGGGGTTCAGCAATACAGTTACATTTTCCCCAACTTAACGGCCGAGCAGGCCCTGCAAAAAGCCCAGCAACTCTTAAAAGACATCACTGCGCACGAGGTAAGGCTGTATGCAGAATTGCCCGCCGATAATATTTTAACCGTAGATAACATTATTCAACTCAAAGGGACAGCCACAGGGTTTGACCAAATCTTTTACCCTGACGCCATTACACGGCGCATGAGCCTGGATGAGGGCTATAAAATGACCATTACAGCTAAAAACCATTCAACCGAGAGCACCGTTTTAGTATGAGCACGCATCACTTAGCAAATCATATGCGAGCCCAGGCTAGCCTTATGCAAGGCTTTCAATCTGTGGCTAAAAAGGGAATTGTTAAAAACTATAACCCCAATGATTACACGGCAAGAGTGGCGTTAATGCCCGAGGGTACACTTACTCAACCTTTACCCATTGCCAGTCAGTGGATAGGCAATGGCTGGGGGCTACTCACCCCGCCAAGCCCTGGCGATGAGTGCCTTGTGATTTTCCAAGAAGGCTCCTATAACGACGGTATTGTAATTGGCCTTAATTTTAATGATGTCGAACGCCCTTTATCGGTCCCCGCGGGCGAGTGCTGGCTGGTCCATAAAACAGGCTCCTTTCTAAAGCTTACCAATGATGGAAAAGTGGCTTTAAATGGAAAAGTTGAAATTGACGTCACAACCCCCGAGCTTCATATCACCACAACAGGGAATGTTATGCTGAACGCTGGCGGCAATGTAACCGCCACGGCCGCAAGCTGGGATATTACAGGCAATACCAAAATCACGGGCGATTTGCTAGTAACGGGCGATATCAGCGACAAGAATGCCGCCAAGGGTACTGTTCAGCATATCCGCGACAATTATAACGAACACACCCACGGCGGCGTACAGTCCGGTGGCAGCAACACCAGCGGACCCAGCGCACCTCTCTAAGGATATTTCATGGACATTTATCACAATTATGGCAATGACCTAAAAGCCGGGGTTACGGGCGACCTATTGCTTGCATCTGACCGCGAAACCGCGCAACAACGCATTATACGCAGACTATTAACACCACCAGGCAGCTATATTGCACACCCTGATTATGGCGCAGGTCTTGCGCAATATGTTGGCTTGCCATTATCGCTGGCGCTTGAGAAGCAGATAAAAGCCATTATCACCACGCAAATGTTCAATGAAACCAGTGTTAGCAAATCTCCCTCGCCCATTATTCAGCTAACGCCGACCTTAGACGGCTTGGCTTGCTTTATCCAGTATGCCGAAGTAGCCAGCAGCCAGATTGTAACCCTTAATTTTCAAGTGAGTAAATAATGGCCCTCGACTTAAAAAGCAATGAAACCCTCTTAAGAGACCAGGCAACGGCCATCCAAGCCAAAAGCAAGGCCCTTGTCGACTTATCGGTCGGCGCCATCTTGCGGGCCATCCTTGAGTCAAACGCCATGCAAACATTATGGCAGCAAGGCGAAATACAAAAAGTATTGGCCGCTACCCGTGCCTATACGAGCACAGGTACTGACCTTGACACCTTTGTTCAGGACTTCGGCCTAACAAGGCTCCCTGCGGTAGCTGCTGTGGGCAACGTTACCTTCTCACGCTTTACTGCAACCTTGCAAGCTGTGGTGCCCTTTAGCGCAAAGGTAGAGACCGCCAATGGGGCGCAAGTTTTCTCTGTTGTCATAGACCCTAGCCATCCTAATTATAGCGAAAGCTTGGGCGGCTACGTACTGCCCGCCGGCACAGCAAGCCTTTCCGTCCCCGTTCATGCAGATGTACCAGGCGCAGCGGGGAATGTGGGCATCGGCGAAATCAATACCATATTACAAGGTATCCCAAGCATTGATACCGTTACCAATACGACGGCTTTTGCCAGTGGGCAGGATGTTGAGAGCGACGAAGCCCTGCGCTCACGGTTTATCGATTATCTCGGCGGGCTGGCCAAGGCTAGTGTTCAGGCTATCAAGTCAGCTATTGAAAATGTCCAGAATGGGCTCGAATACGTCATTATCGAGCATATTGACTATGCCACGGGAGCCGCCCGTAAAGGATATTTTTATGTGGTGGTGGACGACAAGTCCGGCAGCCCATCTGCTCAGCTTTTGGGTGATGTTACAAACGCAGTGGATGCTACAAGAGCCTGCGGCATACGATTTGAAGTTCATCCTCCGATTATTGATACCGTAACCATTACGTTAACTATCACAAAAGCGCCAGGCTATGGCAGCACAGAAGTAAAGGCAGCTGTCGAGAAAGCCATTACGGACTATGTAAATGACCTCAATATGGGCGATACGCTACGCTATTCCTATATCTGGGCGTATGCCAAAAATGCCTCCGCAGGCGTTTTAGATATTGCAAACGTACTCATAAATGGTGCCACTTCCAATATAACAATTCCTACTAAAGAGGCCTTCCAGCCTATCGTTACTGCAACGGTGATTTAATGAAAGGTGATCAAGACGACTTATTGCGCCGCCTGCTGGCGGTTATGCCCCCTTGGTTTGGCGATGATAACCCGAATTTAGAGGGCGTGCTGTCAGCGTATGCAAACACACAGGCTTATATCTATGACTTACTTCAATACGTCAGGCTACAAACGCGTTTAGCCACAGCCACCGATGAAAATTTAGATTTGATTGCCAAAGATTTCTTAGGAACTAAACTGCGGCGACACCCCGGCGAAGATGACGTCACCTACCGAAACCGCATTAAAGCGAATTTATTACCGTTTCCCTCAACGCGGGCGGGTATTAGTCTGGCTATCGAAACCTTAACGGGCCGTAAACCGCTCATTTTTGAGCCGTGGTATATCAATGACACGGGGGCTTATAACTACACGGCTTATTATAACGAAACGTATTACGGTCATGATGGCAATGATTATGAAGCCACCTTTTTTATCACCGTGTTTAGACCCCTGGCAACCGGCTCAGATTTCCCCGCTTTAAATAATGATTTTTATTACAACAACACCAGTTACTTCTGGAGCCCCGCGCTGATAGGCCGCCAGGTAACGGATGATGACATATATGCGCTAATTCAGGCGGTTAAAGCCGCAGGCGTTACCGCGCTCGTAGAAATAGTAGATTAGGAGATAGTTGTGGATAGAGTAATTGTATCGCCTTTTGAGCAGGCGCAAGATACTGACATATTAAAAACCAATAGAAATGCCATGCTAGCCTTAGCAAAGCTTTCAAGCATGGTACTTGGAACCAATACGCTGCTTAATGGCTTAGCCTGCGCGCCAACCTCGCCAGTCTCGCTAAATGTGGAGGTAGGTGCAGGCGAGATATATAGCTTGCAAGCCATCGATAGCACGACATACAGCTCATTGCCAACTGACAGCCATCAAGTACTCAAGCAAGGGGTGCGCCTTGATAAAATTACTTTGGCATGCCCTGCGCCTAGCACGACAGGATTTAGTGTTAGACACTTGGTGCAAATCTCATTTGCAGAAGTGGACACCGATGGTGCATCACGTCAATTTAAAGACCCCGACACAGGCGCTATTACCACCCTGACTAAAAATCAAACTCGCCAAGGTCAGTGCGTGATTGAGCTTAAACAGGGCGTAGCGGCTCTCGATGGCACGGAAACCACGCCTACGCCAGACCCCGGCAAAATAGGCGCGTACATCGTCACAGTAAAAAATGGCTATACAGCAGTTAATGTATCCGATATTGCCATATATCCTAATGCGCCTTTCGTAACCGAGCGCTTAACCGACAAAATAAGCAAAATCACAGCAGACGGCTATTATTTGCCAAAAATAGTACTGATTGGCACGGCTCGCATGAGCAATGCCCAGGTGCTGCCTCACGGCAACGTACCTACTAAAGTTAATTACGATACTTTTGAAGATGGTGATGCGAGCTTGTGGGATAGTGACAAAAAAGCCTTCGTTCCAACGAGACTGGGCTGGTATTCAATGAAAGCAGTATTGCCGTCAGATCAAATCACCACCCCGGGCGAGCCTGGTAAAGATTTCGTAATGGACCTATACAGAAATGGCGTTCAAGTTAAGCGATTGGCCGAAGTTTCATTTAATTCAGGTGACATAACGCTACCGGGTTCTTTTGATTTTAAAGTTACCACCCTCGGTGATTTCTTTGAAATTTACGCCTCTAACTCCAGCGATCTAGCTGATATAACCATTGGCAGCGCAACCTCAGCGCTAACTTATTTTCAAATTCGTTATTTAGGAACCTAAAAATGGCCACTTTCGAACAAGCAATACCTGCAGAAAAACTCCGTGAAGAAATCATTAAACCTACATTAATTGCATTGGGCTTATACAATCAAGCCGCTGAAAACTTGCTGTTTGGCACGTGTGCGCATGAGTCGCATTGTGGGAAATATGTAAGACAAGTGGGCGGACCTGCATTGGGCATTTATCAAATGGAGCCTGCCACATACAAGGATTTATGGACAAATTTCTTGAAGTACAAACTTGATTTAGCATCTCATTTGTTAGAAGTCTGCGGCTACAGATTACAAGACGCAATCCCTCCCGCTGAGGATTTGGTCACTAACGTGAAGCTCTCAACTGCTATGTGTCGCATTCATTATTTGCGAGTAAAAGCACCGTTGCCAGCTGCTGATGATTTGGCCGGGTTAGCAAACTATTGGAAAAAATATTACAACACGGCGCTTGGCAAGGGCACTGTTAAGCAATTTATTCAAGACTATGAACGATTTAATATTTAACGGAGATGGCAATGAAAAAATGCCCACACTGCACCAAAACACTTTGTTCAGCCTGTTTAATTATAGCCATAACGACAGCGGCTGTAGTTTGCACGCTGACAATATTATATTGCTCAATTCCTAGTTTGTAGAGGTCATTATGTGGGATAAAATCAAGGAAATCATTAGCCCAATAGCGCCAGTCTTGGGCGGTATGTTAGGCGGCCCTGCTGGAGCTGTAGCAGGAACCGCCTTAAAGCAATTGCTTTGCAATAATGCTGATGCCTCAGAAGATGAGCTATTAAAAGCTGTACAAGCTGCAACGGCAAACCCTGAGCAGCTCGTTAAGCTTAAAGAGCTGGATAACCAATATGAAATCAGGCAGCAAGAAATTGCAGCACAAGATAGAAACTCAGCGAGAAGTAGGCAGGTAGAGCTAGCAAAAGCAGGGCAACACGACCGTGTGCCCACCATCTTGGCCATAGGGTTTCTTATCATCTACGCCATGGTACAGCTTTACGCCATTTATAATCCCGGCACCCAGGACGATATTATAGCGGCACGTGTTCAAGATGCCGTGATGATTATATTGACCTACTATTTCGGAAGCTCATGGAGCTCTCGCAAGAAGGACTCTGTCATCGAAGGGTTAAAAAAGTGAAGAAAGACTGGATTTCCATCATTGCAGTAGCCATTGGCATAATCGGCGGCGGCTCTGCTATCATCAGCAATATTAAAAGCTCGGATAATCAGCAAGTAAGCATCGTTAGTGATGTAGATAATTTAAAGCGCTCCGATGCAGCCAAATCACAAGCAATCGAGCGCTTGCAGCACGATGTTGCCACGATTAAGCATCAACAACTAGAGACATCCCTTGATGTTAAGCATGTAATTAAGTTGTTAGATGGGTTTGTAAAAGTTACTGTTAAGCGGGATTGAGCCAAAATTTAGATGTGTCATTTGACTTGATACATCCTAAAACATCTTCTATACTTTAATTACCAAGTCGTCCTTGTACTCCGAACCGGCTCCGTATGGAGTACTTG